ACGACCGTCAGGCCGAAGTCGAAGCCATCGCGAAGAACGCCCAGGACGCTGATCCCGTGGAATACACGACCGACGCGGGCCTTGAGCTTCGCAAATCGGCTGGCGCTGCGATGATCGCAATGGCCAAGTCGAATGATGCGATTGCCCGCGAAAACGCTGAGCTTCGGAAGAACGCCGCAGACGAACAGCTTCGCAAGCGTGCCGAGACTGACCTGGCCCATCTGCCTGGCGACGTCGAGACCCGCATGGCTCTCATCAAGTCCGTCGACGGCATTGCCGACGAGACCCAGCGCACTGCCGCAATGGACGCTCTGAAAGCCCAGAACGAGGCCATGGCCAAAGCCTTCACGACTGCTGGTCACGGTGGTGTGGCTCCAACCAACTCGGCAACCGATCAGCTCGACGCGCTGGCCAAGAAGCACCAGGACGACAACCCTGGCGTGAGCTTCGCGAAAGCCTACGACGCCGTGCTGGACACGCCGAAGGGCCAAGAACTTTACTCCCAGTCGCTCAACTAAGAGCGGCTGTGAGCCCCCTGGGATCAGGACCGCCTCCTGTGACCTAACTGAAACGACAAATTTGAAAGGATAATTCTATGTCGTATGAAAGCACCCGGGCGGTCACCCTGATCGCTGGCGAAGACCTCCGGTCTGACATTTACGAGCTTCTGCAGTTCGAGAACGATGGTGGTGTCGCCAAAGTCATCAAGACCACTGCAGTCACGGACACGCCGATTGGCATCCTGGCTGAGAACCCTCGCTCCGATGTGACGACTGACGGTGAAGCCGTTGCCGTCGTCATGATCGGTGCTGGTGGACGTGCTATGCTGAAAGCCGGCGCAACCATCACTGCAGGCCAGCTGATCGTTCCGGACACCACTGCCGGCCGCGTGGCTGGTGTGGCCAATGTTGGTGCACTTGCTGCAGACAGCATGGCCGTTGGTGTGGCCCTCGAGAGCGCCGTCGACGGTGACATCTTCGAGGTTCTTATCATGCCAATCGCAGCGCCTCACAGCGTATAACCCAGTCGGGCCCAACTCAACCTTAAGGAGGTTACTCAATGCCCTTTTCCCAACCGTCGCGGTCCGACGTTCACGTCAACCGGCCGCTCACCAACATCTCGATCGGATATGTCCAGGACGCCACCAACTTTGTTGCTGGTATGGTGTTCCCGCACGTCTCCGTCGGCAAACAGTCGGATGCCTATTTCACCTATGAACGCGGGGACTTCAACCGTGACGAAATGCAGGAACGCACCCCTGGCACCGAGAGTGCCGGCGGGACGTATGAAATCGGGAACGACACCTACTTCGCCAAGACGCGTGCCTACCACCGGGACATTCCGGAAAGCATCCGGGCGAACGCCGACAACCCGATCAACCTGGACCGTGAAGCCGCGGTCTTCGTCACCCAGAAGGGCCTCATCAATCGTGAAGTGAATTGGGCTGCTGCCTACTTCACCGCTGGCGCACCTGGTGACACCTGGACCTTCGACGTCGATGGCGTGGCCTCAGGTGCAACTGCTGCCGCTTCGTTCGATCCGACCAACGCTTTGAACAACGACAAGCTGCACTGGTCCGATGCTTCTTCGACGCCGATCGAAGACATTCGCCAGGGCAAGCGCTACGTCCTGGAAGAAACTGGCTTTGAGCCGAATGTCCTGACGCTGGGCAAGCCTGTCTATGACGCTCTGGTCGATCACCCTGACATCGTTGGTCGTATCGACCGCGGGCAGACGTCGGGTGCTGCGAAGGCGAACCTGGTGACCCTGGCTGACCTCTTCGAGGTCGACAAGGTCCTGGTCATGAAGGCCGTGCAGAATACCGGGAAGAAGGGCCAGACTGTGGCTCACTCCTTCATCGGTGGCAAGCACGCTCTCCTGTCCTACGCTCCGGCCACTCCGGGTGTCATGACGCCTTCCGCTGGTTACACCTTCAACTGGACTGGCCTGGTCGGTTCCGGCAACGAAGGGATGCGGATCAAGCGCTTCTACCTGGACGCAATCGAGAGCGATCGCATCGAGATTGACATGTCCTATGACCAGAAGAAAGTCGCCGCCGATCTGGGCTACTTCTTCGGAGCGATTGTCGCCTAATCCCAGGCGCCAACAAACACAAACGCAGCGGGGAGCTTTGACCGGCTCCCCGCCTCCCTCATGAAAGGCTGAAACAATGCGTAAGAAGGTCCGCACACTTCGTCACTGGAAGCAACGCTTTCAAAAGGACGCAGAATTCATCTGGCGCCGTCCGATCACCTGGCAAGGGAAGATCGTGAAAGCTGGAGACCCGATCCCCAAAGATTTGCAGGAAAACAAGACCAAGCTTCGCCGCTTCTGGGAAGCTCGCGTCATTGAGCTGGCACAGTTTGAAGAGCCAGACGTCTTGACCGGTCAGAAACCTGAACCCACCCCTGAGCCCCCAGACGAGACTTCTGAAGCTCCGTCGATCAAAGACAAAGAACTTGATGATTTGGTCTCCAAGGAAACTGATCGCAAGTGGCATGTCGAAGGTGTCAAAGAGGTCTTCAAGAGCAAGACCCTGGCAACTGCGAAAGCAGCCGAGATGATCGCCGCGGCGCAAGCTGCCGAGAGCTCTGACGACGACGCCTGGCTTGACGGTGACAACCCGGAGGACTAAGCCTTGGGCACCTATGAGGATGCACAGATCAAGGCAATCATTCAAGCCCTGGAGGAGACCGCTGAAAAGGCCGTTATCCGCCTGGGCTTGAACATCACTGCCAACCTGATCGAAGACACCCCCGTGGATACTGGCTGGGCCCGAGCTAATTGGGTTCCAGCCATTGGTGCCTCTAGGTCCTCGCCTGCAGCGAGCCAACCGACCGGATCGATGGTCCAAACGCAGGCAGCAATTCAGGCTGGAGGCCAAGCGGGTCTCCTATCATACAAGCTGCCACAAGGGGCCGTTTTCATTTCGAACAATGTCCCGTATATCAACCGTCTGAACGACGGCTCATCCACCCAGGCTCCTACTGGCTTTGTCCAGGCAGCGATCCGCAGGGGTGTTCAACAAACGGAGGCTGACCTCAAATGACAACATTGAATGAAGCCCGCGAAGCGATCTACCTGGCGTTCACAACCGCCTGGGGGTCAGAGACAGACTTCACCTTCGACAACGAAGACCACAAACCTCCCAAGGACCAACCTTGGGTGCGCTTGGTCGTTAGGCACGAAGGCGGAGACCAAGAGACACTTGGACCAGTAGGCAACCGGAAGTTTTCCCGGACAGGTCGTGTGCTGGTACAAGTATTTACCCTCGAGAATTCTGGTGTGGCAAGGACGGATGAACTTCTGACCTTGGCCAGGAATACCTTCGAGGGTGTAACGCTGGCCGGAACCACAGTAAGGTTTCACGGAGTTACAACACGCGAAGTCGGTTCGAGCCACCGGGAAAAGTGGTTCCAGTCTATCGTCGACGCGCCATTCGAATATGATGAAACCAGATAAACGAAAGGAGCTCGGCGATGGGTCGCGTTCTCACGAATAATATCACGGTCCAAGCTGCTCGCGAAGCAAGCCTGGGCACTCTGCCAGGTTCGCCCGATTGGAAGCTCCTGGAACCGAACTCCGTTGGCACCTTTGGGGCCACGATCACCACTGTCAAACGCCAGCCAATCTCTAAGGACAAGCAGAACCGCAAAGGCACTGTGACGGACCTGGACAGCGCTGTCGAGTTTGAAACTGACCTCACCATGGACGTCTTCTCGGAATTCATCGAGGGCTTCTGCATGGTCACTGCGGTCAACTCCGACCTGCTTTTCGAGAAGGTCAACGTTGGGGCAACTGGCTACACCATTCCTGCGGCCACTGCCGCCCAGGCTGCGAAGCTTCAGTTCACCTCCGGTGGGCCGATCAGCTTGCTCTATGCTCGGGGCTATGCAACTGCTGCCAACAATGGTCTGAACCCCCTCACCGTGGACGTCGCGTCGACCGATACCGTCATGCAGTTCTCTGGGGCAACTACCGAGACGGCTCCGGCCAAAGCGGTTGTCGAGATTGCAGGAATTCGTCCTGAGACTGGAGACCTGTCCCTGACCGTATCTGCAGGCGTTGGCACTCTCACGTCGGGCAACAACGCCGCCGTCAACAACATCGACTTCACGACCCTGGGCCTGACTGTTGGCCAGTTCATCCATATCGGTGGTCTGACGGCTTCTGAACAGTTCTCGGCTGGTGCTGGCTATGGTCGCATCACTTCGATTGCTGCCGGAACCGTTCTGCTGGACAAATTGGACAGCACTCTGGCGACGGATACTGGTGCCGCTGAGACGGTTGACCTTCTGTTCGGCCGGTTCATCCGAAACGTGTCGGTGGACGACAGTGACTATCTGGAAATCAGCTACCACTTTGAAGGTTCCTACCCGAACCTGGACAGCGGTGGTGCGACGGAATATGAATATCCCAAGGGCAACTATTGCAACCAGGTGACGTTCAATCTGCCGCTGACTGAGAAAGCCACCTGCTCCTTCGGCTTCGTTGGAACCGACACGGAAGTTCCCACCACGACCCGCAAGTCTGGTGCTTCCACGGCCCGCGAAGTGGCTCGCGATGATGCTCTGAACACCTCAGCCGACATTGCTCGCCTGCGGATAACTCAGGTCGATGAAACTGGTCTGACGACTGACTTCAAATCGTTCAGCCTGACCCTGCTCAACAACGTGGCTGGCGAGAAGGTTCTTGCCCAACTCGGCGCCAAGTATATGAACACAGGCAACTTCGAGGTCACCGCAGACGGTCAAATCCTCTTCACAGACAGCGCGGTCGTTTCGGCCATTCGCAACAACACGACTGTGACGATGGACTTCATCCTGGCTGGTGACGCCGACGGCGCCATCGCTGTTGACATTCCGAGCATGACGCTTGGTGGAGGTGGCAAGGACTTCCCGGTCAACGAGAGCGTTCTGCTGAACACCACTGGCACTGCACACAAAGATGACACCCTGAACACGTCCTTGGGGGTATCCTTGTTCGCGATCGTGCCGTAAGAATAACGGCATGCCGTAGGGACCTGGCTTTCGTCGGGGAGGTCAGGTCCCACATTTCCCGACACCCCCGACAGGAGAAAACACTATGAGCCAATTTGGTCACCTGAAGAAAATGGAAGTCAAAGGCGGTTCCACCGCTGAATTCAAGATGCACGCGATCGAAGGGACACCTGCCCTGGTCGTCAAGCCTGCGATGGAGAGCAACAAGCCCTATTTCAACGCCTCGCTGAAAGCCTCCCGCTCGAACATGCGTTCGATCCGGAATGGCAACGTGACGGCTGGTCTGCTGGACGAGACCCGCGAGACGGACCGTGAGCTGTATGGCAAGCACGTCGTCGTTGGTTGGTCCGGTGTGGTCGATGGTGCCGGCAAGCCGGTCCAGTTCAGCCGCGATGTGGCCGGCGACTTCCTGGAAGCTCTGCCCAACTGGCTCTTTGACGAGCTGCGGGAATTCTGCGGAACGCCTTCGAACTTCATCGAGGACGACGTCGTGGACACTGAGGGCACAGCAAAAAACTCCAAGAGCGACTAGCCTTTGAGTTGCGCCTCGAACGGGACGGGTTCTCGATCGAGGCTGCAATCGAAAAAGGACGGTCGCTTCCCGATTGGTACGTCAACGAGCCCATTGTCCATCCGGTGAACGAGTTTTACCTGAAGGCATTTTATGAGCTCATCACGGGAAGGAACACGGATGGTCGAATTCCCTGGCGTGACATAGAAGACTATGCCGATAGGTGTGGACTGGATGAAGATATGGTCCCACCATTCAAAGAGATAATGAGGTCCCTCGAACGAACGTTCTCTGAGTGGCTTAGCGGAGAGCAGGACAGACGAGCCCGTCAAGCTGAGATGCAAAGAGAAACGCCACAACAGAGGACCAGAGCGCCGAGGTAGAAAATGGCAGACTTTCGCATCCGGGTCGTTGTAGACCCCTCGGGAGCAACCCGTGGCACCCGTCAGGTTGAGGGCCAACTCAATCGGGTCGGAGATGCTGCCACTCGCGTTCAACGTCTCATTGCCCGCGCCTTCGCCTTTGCCGGCCTAGGCGTGGGCCTTAATTCAGTTATCCGAACCCTCGCAAATTTCGAGCAACAGATGAGCACAGTCAAAGCCATTACTGGTGCGACTGAGGCACAATTCCGCGCACTCCGTCTGGAGGCTCAACGACTTGGGGCCACGACTAGGTTCTCCGCATCTGAAGCCGCTGAGGGTATGCAATTCCTCGCTCGTGCCGGCTTCGACGTGGATCAGGTCCTTGCCTCCATAAACGATACCCTGCTTCTTGCCCAGGCGGGAGCCCTTGATCTGGGTTCAGCTGCAGATATTGCATCAAACATTCTTACAGGCTTCCGGTTGAACGCCTCTGAAGCTGGTCGTGTCGTCGACGTTCTGGCCTTGGCCTCGAATTCGGCCAACACAAATGTCTTCCAACTCGGGGAGGCGATGAAGTTCGTTGCCCCTGTTGCGGCTGGTCTTGGCGTCTCCCTCGAAGAAGCTGCTGCTGCAATCTCTGCCCTGTCCGATGCGGGCCTTCAAGGTTCTCTTGCGGGCACTGGCCTGAGGCGTGTTCTCTCCGAATTGGAAAGCCCTGCTTCCAAGACGCTTGAAATCCTTCAAGGCTTGGGTGTAACGGCTGACGACGTTCGGGTCTCTCAGGTTGGACTGACCGCCGCTCTGACCCGTCTGCGTGATGCTGGTGTGGACACTGGTTTGGCCCTGGAAATCTTTGGTGACCGTGGTGGTCCTGCCTTCGAAGTTCTGTCGAACGCAATCCCTCGTGTGGAGGAATTGACTGGAGCTCTTGGAGATGCTGAGGGAACCGCTTCCCGTATCGCCGCGACAATGGACGACAACCTGAACGGCGCTCTGCTAGCAGTCAAGTCTGCGGCTGAGGGCTTGGTCCTGGCTATCGGCGAGACTGGCGGAACCGGTGGATTGACCGGAGCTGCTCGAGGCCTTGCGAATGCTCTCCGCTTTATGGGCGAGAACATTGATACCCTCATGGCCATCATGGAGGTCTTCGTCGCGTTCCTCATAACTCGGTTTGCGGTCGGCTTGGCCACTGCGATCGGTGCAGCTGTCACCCAGATGATCGCCCTGGAGGTTGCTCTTGGAGCCACGTCGGTGGCTGCAGCGGTCACCAGTATCGCGATCAAAGGACTGCAAGGTGCAATGCTTGCTTTGGCTGCAAATCCGATCACTGCCATCTTCCTGGCAATCGGCGCTATCGCTATCGCTCTGACCACCATGGAAAGCCACACCGAGAGGGTACAGCGTGTAACTGGGGAGCTAGAGGGTCAAGTCCGTGCATTGCAAGAAGCCTACCAGGATGCAGGCGACGAAGTAGCCGATATGCGGGCGGACATCGAAGGGATCACACTGACAGAAGCCTTGAACACCCAAGCGGATGCCACTCGTGCACTGGGCCGAGAGCTGAATGTGCTTGGTGCTAAGGTTGCTGGTCTATTCCGGTCTGCTGGAACTCGTGAGCAAAGTCAACGTTTCCTGGAAATGTCCGTCGCAATTCGAGCTGGCACTCAAGACATGGAGGATCTGATTGCTGAGCTAGACCAGTTCGGAGCTGGAGACATATCCAACCGCCAGCGACAGTTCATAGAAGGTCTTATTGAAAGTGCACGTGAAGCCGGGACACTTACTGAGCAGGTTGAGCGCTCGAATGCAATCATTAGGGTGCTTACCGGCACGTCTTCGGCAGCTGACCGTGCACTACTAGGCCTCGGTGCTTCCGCGGCTTCTGCGGCTGAGGACGTCGACACTCTGGGCGATGAAGCGGTGCAAGCTATCTCTGCTCTACATCAGTTGCAATCCTTCATCCCTGAATTGGCTCGGGCTAACCAGGTAACGGCTCAACTGGCTGAAGCCCAAGCGGCATATCAACGTGGTGTGGACGAATTTAATGCCACTCCTGAATTTGCCCGGAATAATGCGGACCTTTTGGAGCTGGAAGCTACTTACGCTCGTGCTCAGGCGGAAATAACAGGAGCTGCTGCTGCTCAACGTGGTGCGAACGAAGCGCTTGAGGCCTATACTAACCGCGCGAACCTGGATGCTCTCGAAGGTCAAAATCGGGCAATCGCTGTTGCTACTCAGGAATTTGAAGCCTTGGATGCTCAGCTCCGTGCTGCGGGTGCTTCGCAGGAAGACCTCACTGCCGCTCGTGCTGCGTATGACCAACAGCTGGCAAATATCAATCGCGACTTCGCAGACACCCCGGGCGGAGGATCTGGAGGTGGGGCAGTGCCTGTCGTGTCTGAGGATGAGCTAACCAATATAGCTTCTGTCGTGGCGATGCTTGAGCAAGAAGCACGTGTCCTGCGTCTTGGCAACCAGGAGCGGGAAGTTCGCCGGCGCCTGACTGAGCTGACAACCACGCTGGCCGATAATGGCATCGTGCTTGGGCAACGGGAGCTGGAGATTATTCGCCAGAAGATTGTAGAGAACCAACGCCTAGAACAAGCACTGAACTTCGTTGGTGATGTGACTGAGACGGTCTTCGGTGGAATTGATGATGCGATCGCCGACTTCATCCGCACCGGTGAATTCAACTTCAAGGCGTTCGCCACAAACATCGTCGCTGAGTTGGCGCGGATCGCAACTCAGGCGCTTCTTATCAAGCCTCTGATTGCAGGGATTGGATCGCTGCTGGGTGGGGGAGGGTTCACCTTTGACCTGCCCAACATTGGAGCAGTTTTCGCTGGTATAGGTGGCAACCAGTTCGGTGGATCGGTCGTCGGCGGATCGGGCGGACCAGACAGCCAGCTCTTTGTCTCGAAGGTCAGCCCAGGAGAACGGATTGACTTCACGCCTGAAGGTGAGGGTTCGCGGAGAGGTGGTTC